TGCACAGCGACACGCCGTCACCACCGTTGTATGAACCGCCAGTATTGAACGCGTTGTTCAATACGGAAGCAGCTTTAACTTGCTTGGTGTACTGAATTGAACGAGCCAATGCGCGTGTGTAACGCTTGGAAAGGCTGTCGTAGAGGTTATCTTCGATAGCTTCTTCGGTCAATGCAAAGGCCAAAGCAATAGTCTCATGCGTGTAACGAGCAGTGAACGATTCCAAAGCGGTATCGTACTGAACGCCGGAGCCTTCATTCTTGGTTGGGGCTTCGTTGAAGCCTGTCAACATCACTTCTTCTTCGAACGCACGATCAGAAGTCTCAACTGAGAAGATCTGTGTGTGTTCGTTTTCGTAGCGACGATATTCCATGCCGAACAAAGCGTTCAGGCCGGGCTCTAGTTCTTTAACTAGTTGTGAACGAGAAATAGCCATGATTACGCTCCGTCAGCAGCAACACCAACACTACCATACTGGTGTTGATTGAGTTTAACAATAAGTACTGCATATTGACCCATTTCGTTACTAGGCGTATTTGACAGACCAACAATTTTCATTGTCAATGCTGCTGTTTTCGCAATAGTAGAAGAAAGAGTACCGTTAGAAACACCCGTTACGGTGCTACCAGTGGTTGATGCAGTAGGATCAGCATTTTTACCAATGTCAGCTTGTGTCGGAGTACCCGCGGCTTGGATCATGAATAACTGATTTGGGTCATCCAATACATCAGCAGTGATAATGCCGCTAGTGATGTTAACGCTGCCGGGGTAATAGTTTTTCCAAGTAGGCTTGCCTGACGTTGGATCGACATAGTTACAACCGTTGAAAACACCAGTAACTGCAGTGTGGGTGGCTGGATCATACTTGATGATGTAGCCGTCATATACAACAACCAAGTCGCCTTGGAAGATTGCGCCAGCTTGGTTGTCCGCAATTTGATAGCCATATTGCTTCTGTGCACCAGTAGCAGAAAGGTTACCAACAGGGCGCAGACCAAAAGGCTTATTTACGTTTGCCATTTGTAGCTCCTAAAATAAAATAAATACCGAATTAACGGTTTCCAAAAGTAGTGCGAGAATTCCTTTCGGGATTCTGTATTCGCATTGTCGAATGTGCGTTCTCACGCATCAACTCGTTGTCTACTGATTTAATCTGATCCTGTGCCTTCCGTCCATAATGAGCATTACGTTCCGCAACTGTTTCTTCCGGAATTCGAGCAAGCAATAAACCGCCTACAGAAATCACGCCAGCGTGTTTACCATCTTCAATGGTAGGCAGGGTGTCGCGATATTCTGGGTCTAATTCTTCGTTGCGAACAAGCTCATAACCTTCGCGAAGACGACCATAAACGTGTTGCTTGTCATCAAATCCGTTGATTTCAGCACGAATCCAGCGATGCTTGAAACCGGGAGGGGCAGGGGGCGCGTCCAAACGAGAAGGAGGAGCCCAAGGCTTGCGACGGGCATCCTTTTCACGGGTTGTGCGTGGAGCGCGGTCGATAGTTAGTTTTTGGTCAGCCATGGTTTAATCCTTCACGTATTTGGCATATTCCTCGAGAGGAACGCCCAGTTTTTTTGCAATAGCAACTTGACTTGGTGTTAATTTCACCACACGGCGGGTGTTGTTAATACCCGAACTGCGAGAAGCAGGTGCAACGGCTGGAACACCATTCCGTTGTCTGTTATTCGCTTGAGCAGGAGGTTGGAATTTATTAGGAAACTCCGAACGCAGCCTGTTATCTAATTCAGTATAGTACTCGTCTGTGTCAGCGTCAATGCCCTGTTCTTCGGTCAAGGATTGATGGATGCCCCATGCTGCATAGGTCATCATTCGATCCTTACCAAACCATTCGTTACGTGCTGCCCACTCCTCTGCCTTTGGGCTAGGAGCAGCAGCTTGTGGAGCTTGCTGAACTGGCTGCTGTTGACGCTGTTGCTGCTGATACTGCTGTTGTTCTTGTTGAGCCTGCTGAGTTGACATCCATTCGGAGACTCTTCGTTGCTCGTATGACAATTCAGACAGCTTTTCTTGTGCTTCTGTCTCAGTGTCAATATCGCCTTCTTCTCTGGCGCGTTTAATGATGGCACGAAGCGTAGCTTGCTGCGTCTCCATCCTAGTCTTAGTCTCTGACAGTCTACTTTGGTCAGTGTGAACTAGACGTGTCTGAAGTTCTGTAGCTTGCGCTTGAACCCCACGTGCATACTCCAGTGCAGCCTGTTCACGGCGCTCTGCTTCCCGCATTTTAGCGGTCAGCTTAGAGATACGCTTTTGAACGGCCTCGCTTACTGTGTCCAGCTCTGATTTTTGTTCAGTTTGTTGAACAGATTGTGGAGCAGAAGCCGAAGGAGCTTCTGTTTCAATAACAGAATCCTGTTCTTCGTCTGGCTGTTCCATTACGGATACCGAAGTTTCTACTTCGTCATCCCCTAGGTTAAATTCCAACTGTGAATCCGGTACTGAATTAGCCATAACTTACCTCACATGTGCAGAATGTCTTCTGGGTCATTAATCACGGCTAAAACCTCGTCATCATTGATGATTCGGATCTCGCCACCGTCCAAGCCAATACGCGCACCCGCGTAACGACCAAAAATTATCCAATCGCCTTCTTTACACCAAGCGCCCTCTGGAAATTTAACCGTATCTTTGTAGGCAAGCGGACCTACCGCTAAGACATACGCACAAACGGTGGTTATTTGCTGTTTTTCTCGAGTTTGATCGGCAAGAACGATTCCACCCTTGCTTTTTTCTGCGCCTTTGTAGGGCAGAAGCACGATTCTCCATCCTGTAGGCTTAGGAATGCGATTACGAACCGTCTCTTCAAGGGCATCAATGGCAAGACTGCCGTCTTCGTTGTAGGCATCGTCTAATACAGGACCGATTTCTTCCTTGTCCTTTGCCCATTTCTCTTCTAAAGCACTTACTGTCATAAGGGTCCTTTTAGTCTATGGATGTTTTTTTAAGAAGAGCAGCTATCTTCTCTTCAACAAACTTGTATCCCTCTAGACGGCCCTGTAGGAACTTGTATTGCTCCATATCACGAACTGCACCACCCAAGATGATGTCTTCCGTTTGCTTTTTAAGCGAACGAAGTTCGTGCAACACTTTCTCTGTGAACTCAAACATGGAATTACCCCAAGAACGCAGACAGTACAGGCCCTATCCGAAGGCTACATGCATATTATGCATGTTTATTTGTACAAAGACACTAAAATTATGTAATTTTTACTTTTTTAAACGCATCTTTACGGTAAACAAAGGTGGGACGAGGCTCACCTATTGTTTCACGTGAAACTTTTTTTGGTTTAATAATCCGTTGTTGGGACATTTTTACCAAGTTAGGCTTTCTATTGGACATTTTTATTCCCCTTGACCAGTGTTACTGCGTTTCTTTCCTTAGCTGTCTGTGATGCCTGCTGCAATCGGGCCTGATCAACCATCATGTCGTTGTTTTCACGCTGCTGATCCAGTGTAAGACGCGCCTGATCCATTGCAACCTTGGCCTGATCACGTTGTGCAGACTGTGCAAGCTCTTGTTTCTTCAGTTCTATCAACGGATCAGTAGGTGGCTGGTTAGCGCCAGACAATTGTTCTTGCAAAGCCTTCGCTTCTTGATAGAACTCAGCTGCTTTCAATGCAATCATTGCTTCGCGCTGCAGCGGAGACACCAGTTTTTCTGGGTCAGTGCCATATTCTCTGAACAACTGGGCTTCCACAAACTCTTCCGCCTTGGTTTTGACGTGCTCTAACAGGTGTTTTTGCAGATTTATCGCAACATTTGGCATTGCAGCCACCGAAGGAGACAGCCCAAACAGCAAATGCGACAAAATATGCGCATCATGCTGCTGACCAGCAAACACCTTCAACGGCGATCCATCCAACGCCTGAGCGTTCTCGCTCATTGGATCTTTTGGCTTGTCAATCTCTTGGCTATTTAGCAACCCGTCAATATCCCGCACACCAATTGCTTCATACATACGGCGATATGCCTCGTACATATTGTGCATTTGTGGCGCACTTTGGGCTAATTGCAACTGCGTCTGTGCCATGGTAATGCGTTGGGCTACCGAGAAAATATTAGGGTCAGATACTGGCAGGATATCAATGCGGTCATCAAAGTCAGAACGCTTGATCTTTCGACTCTCACCCGGCACGTCGTATGGGTACTCATCAGGCAGATACTCAGCAAAGCCTTTTGCCAACAATTGGAATTCAAGCTTCTGGCTGTAATGCAAGCGCTTATGCACCGCCGACATCACCATTGAACCTTTTTCCAACAATGCAATAGTTGTACCTACTGCAGCATTCTGGTTACTGTCACCTACCTGCAAGTCAGTAATAGACGCAATGCGACGACCAGCGTCCACACAGAAACCCAACAGCGCAAACAACGTCTGGCTAGGCTCTTTGTACGGCAATGGCAACATAGACGAGGTAAGCTCCATGCCCCCCGCATCCATATCCCGCCACTCACCCGGCTGGATAGGCACATCATCATTCTCAATACGTGCACCTTTAGCCTTAAATCCTGCAGGCAAATTAGAGAACGTACCCGCATCAATCAGTTGACGCAGCGAGGATGTAGCAGATTTAGTCAATCCACCCATCAAATGCAAGAAGCCCAAACCGTAGGAGCCGGGGCCTTGAACCAACAAGTAATGGATAAAATACTCTTTACGAAGTCGCTTCTCGTCATCCTCGTCCCAGTTTCTGCGAACGCCAATAACCTGACCCGATACCTCATCCAAAGTTATGATGTAAGGCAGCTTTATGCCTGTTGGCTCATCGTCCTCGCCTAAGTCTTCAAATCCCGGCAAGTCGTAGTCAATCTGGAACTCCAGCAACGACATTTCTTCTTCCTCGCCCGCGGGCGAGACACCAGTAATCTTATCTGTTGCTTCTTCTATCTGCGTTGCCTCTTGGTCCACGCTAGATTCTGCTAAGTCAAGATACTGGCCCGACACCACCGCTTTGCGGTAGGCATTGGTGGACATAGGAATACGGTGCGTGATCCGCTCACAACGGCTCATGACGCTTGAACCGTGATATGGGATGTACAAGTTATCCGGTAATACCAGAGGACTGACCATACGGCCTAGGCTAGGATCATAGTAGACCTTCTTAAATGCCGAACCGCCGTAGCCAACGTAGTACAGCAGCTGATCAAAGTCAGGCGTGTACTCTTGCATCTCTGTTGTGATCTCATAGTTCATGAAATCCTTGACGCGGACCGCTTGCATGACCTTTTCACGCGTCTCTTTGCCAAGCACCTGTGTACGTACAGGGCCATCTGATGGCATCAATTCTTTTAACGCTTGTGCTTGAAACTGCACTACCGACTCTTGCAGCATTGGATGAAATACGCCAGACGATCCCTTAAACGGCTTAGTACGCTCTTCCATGGTCAAGCCAAGAAGCTCCATACCATCGCTGTACATCTTTTCCCACTGCTCACGCGACGACTTATCCGCTTCAAACAACGCCATCAAGTTATCCGATATCTGGGATAACACGTCGTCAGGAAGTATCTCTGCTAGGTTGGCATCATAGCCAACCTCTTCGTCATCACCTTCACCAAGGCTGACCGTAACGCCACCTTCCTCGTCGAGTTCAATCTCGACATCAGGCATGTCCTCTAGTGCGGACACTTCAATATCAATGTTGCCTGTTGGCAGACTCTCGCTACGATCTATGGGCATAGTACTTCCTTACTTTGTAATGGATATTCCGTTTTGTCTCAACATTTGTTGAATTGACGGAGGAATATTATCTGGATTTAATTTGTTGATCAGCTCTACAACTTGTGGAATAAACTTGTCTGGAGCTACGTTGCCTGTATCCGGGCCGTTGCCATAAAACTGTGGAATACTGTTTTTTAGCATTTCTGCTTTGTTAGTAACGTATTCTACGTTAGTCATTAACTGATTATTTTTATCGTACAAACCAAATAATTTTACCTCACCGCTATCTAACGCGGTACGGCCTTTTGACAAGCTGCCATACGATCCGGGACGCGCATATCCTCCAATAGAGTTACCTAATAACTTACCCTGAATAGCTGCAGCATCCGGTTCTGTTATCTCTCTCCACATAAAGCCTTGCTTATCTGCAGCAGTGAAAGGTTTTGTGCCGTAGGTGGCTATCTTTTCTGGAACAGCCTTACCCGCAGAAATCAGTTTTTCTGCTTGACCTGCATAACCAGCTACGTCATTACTTACTTTGTCCATCTGTATAACTTTGTTCAACATAGTTGGCACATCCATGCGCTCCAACTCTTTTTCAGGCAGACGTTGCATCAACTCGTGGATTCGAGTTAGCGTCATGCCAAACATTCTAGGAGAAGCTTCCACATCTAAAACAGGAGCCGCTCCTTTTAATGCCATGATGCCTTTACGGGATTCAAAAATATTCTTAACACTACCGTATAGCGATGGATATTTATCTAAAAACTCTGGAGTAACTACATCCGTTAGCTTCTCTGGGATCATTCGCATAATCTTCTCTTCATACACTGTAGAGAATAATTCTGGATTGGCTTTTAACTTGGCACGAATATCCGCAACTGCTTGGGCTGCTTTTTCTGGGGACAAGTTAGATGTATTCTTCTTAGCCAAACGCAACAACATAGCATCAGGAATGATATTTGGATTACTCTTCATCTGCTGCAAAATAGATGAGCGCATCTCATCAGAAGCAAGCATGTCTGACGCATAATCACGCGTATCTGCTTTTTTGTATGATTTAATTTGTGTGCCTTCATCTAATTGTTTTTCAATTAGCTTCATCGCAGTGAGGTCACCATCACGCGCTGCTTTAATTAAGGCCTCTGGGAACATCTCCTCTAACGGAGAATCTTTAGGTATCTTTATCTTGCCGCTGATTAATGCTTCGCGCACAGGGTCAGAGATACTGCCCGCTTGCTTTTTAAAATAGTCTCTAAATTTTGTATCAAAGAACTTAGTCACTGGCGAAATACCTGTGCCCGAAACAGAGTGGGATCGTGGTTCAGGTAGCTTTGAAAGAACCTCATCAAACCGAGAGATAGGTGTTTGTTCAATTGACTTGACCGTTGCAAACTCACCCCCTGCTGGGCGAACAATATTAAACGGCTGGGCAGCAGGAGCAATCTTACTCATAATGCTCTCCACCTGTGGACCCGACTCCCTCAACCCCTTCATCATTGCCTTAGCTGTACCGCTAACTGCAGCAGGAGGAATAGGTGGCGGCATGTACTGCCCCACATTCTCAAACTTAGATGTCTCTGCAGTTGGTTGCGTTAAACGCTGTGGATACTTTTTCAACAACTGCTCAGTGGTTGGCAGATTACGCAAGCCACGTATATCAAACTCTTGACCAATATCGCCAAATGTCCCGGGGACCGCGGCAAACGAGCCACGCGCTAACGACTCAGCGTTAGATATACCCTCACCATAAATCTTTCTCAACGCAGCCATTGCTTCCCGCGCATTGGGCACTTGGAAGTTAGACATCGCTGCGCGTGTGTCAGCAGTGATGGGGCCAGTATCCGCCATCTCGCCGTAAATAGGAGAGCCATCAGCGCGGTACACCGGACCACCTTCTGCATAACCAGCATAGCCGGGCATCAACTCGCGTGGATCCAACGTGATATCCACTGGTCTGCCCTTTTGACCTATGAAGGCGCTGCCAACACGGCTAGGCAAAGTGGCCCTACCTACCTTTGTGCCACCCTCTTCTGATTGTAAATCCATTGGGTTATTCAATGTATCTACTAGGATCGTTCCTAGCTTACCCATTGTTCCCATGTTTTTGTATGCAGCACTGGGCCGTTGACCGAGTTCCGTTACCAAATCATCTTTAAAATCGTACGTGTCTTTAACTCTAATGCGACCATCAGGCAACGTCTCATAGACAAAGCGACCCAGCGTATTACGAATCGCACCTTGGCCCGATACCGTCGTGTCTCTCAAGCCAGACATATATCCGGGGTAGTCCATGTAGTTGACGCTACCCTTACCCGATTGGAAGTAATCTTTCTCTGCCTGTCTTTTTTCGCGTTGAAACTGTAACGCCGCATCGCTTGTACCAAATGCTTTCTTAAACAACTCATCATTTTCCTTTTGCTCTTTAGCAGAAGGTTTGTAGTTGTCGTTGTAACGCTTCTCTGCTGTTCTGTTTTTACGAGCAGTGCCAATGGTATCCAATATCTGACGCAACTCCGACTCACTAAAATCTTTCTCAGTGATTGGGCTCTTGGCCCTCGCGTCTTTATCCATTGCAACAGTTTCAACAAAGGTACGTATCTGTGCTGGGATAGTTGCTTGAGCAAGCTTTCTTAGCATCTCCGCTGCAGTGCTCTTTTCCGCTACCCCGCCTTCTGCAAACAATGCAGGCATTGACAGATTAAATTTTTCAGGATCTTGCATCACGTCGTACGTCAACTGCAACCTACGCTGTTTATCCTTAGCCGCAGCTACTGCTGCTTGGGCTTGCTCTACTGTCTGAGTTGGTTGGGTTGGTGCGTTAGGAGCGCTA